AACAGCAGTTAAATCTGCATATACTAATGGTGGTACTCCAACCATTCTTATGACAACTCCAACACAAAAAGTAAACATTTCAGCGTTTACTGGTGTTGCTGCTCAACGTTACATGGCACCAAGTGACAAACCTACAACAATCATCGGTGCTGCTGATATTTACTTATCAGACTTCGGTACATTATCTGTTGTTCCTAACAGATTTATGACTGCAGATTCTGGTGATAGTGGTGAAGTAGCATTTGTTCTTGATCCAGAGTACGCAGCAGTTGCATATTTACGCCCATTCCAAACAAATGAATTGGCTAAATCTGGTGACGCAGATGTGACTCAACTTTTAGTAGAATATACATTAGAAGTTAGAAATCAAGCTGCTCACGCAATCATTGCTGACTTAGCAGAGTAGTTATAACTTAATGGAATTTATTCCGTTATTGAGTGCAGAGGTTGTAGGTCATACTTACACCTCTGTCATTCTTTTTATAGTGACATTTTAATATGCAACCTACAACATTTAGAACAAACGTTGTCCATGATACTGATGATGGTTTAGTGATTGAAACTAGACAAGACATTACAGATATTATTGAAGACAATCACAATCAACGCAAATATACAGATAAACGCACTCGTTGGGGTGATGATATATTTGATAACAAGATAGCAAGTATTCCTATGACTGTCTTTGACGAATTAAACAAAAAAGGTATTATGCGTGGATTCCATGTCATAGACCAAAAAGGCTTTAGAAAATTTCTTAATGACCCAGATAACAGAGTGTTTCGCACACGAGAAGGCACAGTATAATGGCATTTACAAACTATACAGAACTAAAAGCATCTGTAGCTGATTACTTGGCTCGTACAGATCTAACAGCACAAATCCCAGACTTTATTACTCTAGCAGAGAAAAGACTTAAAAGAGATTTGCGTATTAGACAAATGCTTAAAGTCGTAACAGCTACTACAACAGCAGGTGATGGTACAGTAGGATTGCCTAGTGATTTTTTAACTATGCGTGATTTACATTTATCTACTAACCCTGCAACACCTATAGAGTATTTAAGTCCTAGTAACTTTTACGCTAACGGCAGAACAACAGAATCAGGTAAACCTTCTAAATATTCAATACTAGCATCAGAGTTTGTTTTTGCACCTGTACCTGATAGTGCTTATACACTTTCTATGTTGTATTACGCAGCACCCCCAGAACTAAGCTCATCTGTTCCTTCTAATGTATTTTTAGCTACTTGCCCAGATTTACTTCTTTATGGTGCATTAGGCGAAGCAGAACCTTACTTACTAAATGACGCAAGATTACAAACTTGGGCTTCTCTTTATGATAGAGGTGTAGTAGCTTTATCAACTTCAGACGATTCTAGTGAGTACGGAAGTAGTCCATTAACAATAACATTAGCATAGGAAAATATCATGGCAGAAATGAGTAATTATTTAGAGAACGCTTTAATTAACGGAACTCTACGAGCAACATCTTACACAGCACCAACAACAGTATATGTAGCATTATATACAGCAGACCCTACAGACGCAGATGCAGGCACAGAAGTTACTGGCGGTAGTTATGCTAGAACATCAGTAACCTTTGCTGCACCATCTAACGGAGTTTCAACAAACTCTGCTGACGTAACATTCCCTACCTGCACAGCGGCATGGGGTACAGTTACACACGTTGGTTTAAGAGATGCTTCTACAGCAGGTAATCTTTTATATCATTCACCACTAGACGAGAGTAAAATTGTAGGTATAGGTGATGTATTCAAGATAACCACAGGAAATTTATCAGTTACATTAGCTTAGTTCTATCGTAACTAAAAGGAAAAAATATGGCATTAATTGTTAAAGATAGAGTGCAAGAAACGTCTACCACTACAGGGACAGGCACGCTTACCCTAGCAGGTGCAGTTGCTGGATTTCAGTCATTCTCAGTCATAGGTGACGCTAATACAACTTACTACGCTATTGTCATGGATAGTAGTTTTGAAATAGGTATTGGCACATATACATCTTCAGGCACAACTTTATCTCGTACTACTGTATTAGAGTCTAGCAATGCTGGTTCTCTAGTAAACTTTAGTGCAGGTACTAAAAGTGTATTCTGTACCTACCCTGCTGAAAAAGGTCTATATTTAGACGCATCTGGTAATGCTATTGCTCTTGGAACACCAGCTTCAGCTACGCTTACTAATGCAACAGGGCTTCCTTTAGCTACTGGCGTAACAGGTACGCTTCCAGTAGCTAATGGTGGTACAGGCATTACAAGTTTAGGAACAGGAGTAGCAACTTTTTTAGGCACTCCATCATCAGCTAATTTAGCTACTGCTATTACAGATGAAACAGGTTCAGGTTCTTTAGTATTTGCTACTTCACCTACTCTTGTCACTCCAATATTAGGCACTCCAACTTCAGGCACAGCTACTAACTTAACTGGCTTACCTCTTACCACAGGTGTAACAGGCACACTTCCTATTGCTAATGGTGGTACTGGCACAACCTCTACTACATTTACAAACTTAACTACAAACGTAACAGGCACTCTACCAGTAGCTAATGGTGGAACAGGTGTTACATCATCTACAGGAACAACAGCAGTTGTATTATCTACTAGCCCTACTTTAGTCACTCCAGTATTAGGTGTAGCTACAGCAACTTCTGTAAACAAAGTAGCCCTTACAGCACCAGCTACAAGTGCAACACTTACAATTGCTGATGGTAAAACATTAACTGCAAGTAACACACTTACCCTAGCAGGTACAGATGCTACTACAATGACATTCCCACCCACTACCTCTAAAATAGGATATCTTAACATTCCTCCTGCAGGAACTAAAACAAGTTCTTATACACTTACTACTAGCGACATTGGTGAGTATGTTCAAGTTGGATCTGGCGGCTCTATTACAATCCCTAACTCTACCTTTGCAGAGGGTGATGCTATATCTATTTTTAACAATACATCTGCGGCAATTACTATTACTTGCACAATTACAACAGCTTATATTGGAGGAACTGATGCAGATAAAGCAACTGTTTCGTTAGCAACAAGAGGTGTATGTACCATCTTATTTATTTCTGGCACAGTTTGTGTGATTACAGGAAACGTTTCATAATGAGTGGAATAATGCAAATATTTGTTGGGACAACAAGCTCACCATTTATAAATGCTACTGGGGGAACCATTACCACTTCAGGAAACTACAAATATCATGCTTTTACTGGAAATGGAACTTTTCAGGTTCTTTCTCTTGGCTCTGTTGCAAACAATACTGTTGAATATATTGTTGTAGGTGGTGGTGGGTCTGGTGGTACAGGCTCATATGGAGTTGGAGCTCAAAGCAATGGTGGTGCAGGTGGTGCTGGTGGCGTACGAGCAAGCTCATTTACAGCAACTGTTACTTCATATTCATTAACTATTGGCGGTGGCGGTGCGGGCAGGACTGGTTCAAATGTTGCTGGTGCTGCAGGTGTTGCGTCTACAGGATTTAGTGTAACTGCAGGTGCAGGTGCTGCTAATAATGGTCAGAGTGGTGGAGCTTCTGGCAGTCCACAGTCTAATGGTGGTGGTGGATCATCGCAATATGCTGGCGGTGGTGGTGGAGGCGGTGGTGGTGTAGGTTCTGGTGCATCTGGAAATAATAAAGCAGCTGGTGGTGTAGGTTACTATGACTCTAGGTTTACTCAATTTGGAGCTGCAGCAGAATCTGGAACAATTACAGCCAACCCAACTGCTAATGGATATTTTGCAGGTGGAGGTCAAGGTGCTGGTGCAGGTGGAACAAAGGCAAGAGCTAGTGGAGGTGGCGGAGCAAACGATGATTCATCATCTGTTAATGCCTTTAATTCAGGAGTTGTAAATACTGGCGGTGGCGGTGCGGGCGGCTATGCTGATACTGGTGCTTCTGGTAGTGGTGGATCAGGTATTGTAATTGTACGATATCTATATCAATAATAACATATAGGTTAAATTATGGCTCATTTTGCAAAAATAGACTCTCAAACAAATATAGTATTAGAAGTTAATGTTGTTAATAATGATGATATTCAAAATTTACCATTTCCAGAAAGTGAATCTATAGGTATTGCATTTTTAAAGCTTTGGAATACACCTAATACATATTGGAAACAAACTTCTTATAA